CAAACCACGTCCCAACGGGTAAATTTTTAAATCCGTAAGAAGTAGATTTATCATTCTTTTTATCTTCTTTTATCCAACTCTCTACAACGCTTACTCCTTTTACGGGTATTTTGTGTTCATAAGTAGCGTTATTGTTTCTTAGATTGCTCATAAATAGCTCCTGAGCCTTTTTAATTGTTTCTTTAGTAAAGAATACTACAAACTCCTCATTTAATTCTTGGTCAAATCTAGGTATTTCTTTTTCAGGAATTAGTACCGCTCCTACTAAAGTCTTTTGTTCTTCGTCTAATTTTGCTAAACTTAAAAAGTTATCTTTATTAAAAAATATAAAGTTCTCTTCTATAGCAGGAAATTCTACTAAACTTATAGCTTCAACTCCAAACTTTTCGCTTAGCTCGTCTATTATTAATTCTACTTTTTTTATTTTCTTCTTTGTCATACTAATAAATATAATTCTTTAATATTTGTTTATAAGGTTGCTTGTAAATCTAAATCTTCTTGTAAAGCTTGACTACCGCTTACATCACTTTCTACAACGTAAGCTTGAATCGGCGGAGCGTCTGCTCCTATTGCTCCAAATGTTACGCTTGCTTGTTGTCCTAAAGATTCGTTACCAAATCCCCCAGAATCATCTTCTAAGCTAGGCTCGGGAGTATCTACACTTTGTCCTAAAGCCGCACTTGCAGACGCTATACCCGCTATCACAGACGCTACCCCTGACGCTATAGCCGCTAAGTTTGCGGGAAAAGTTAGTCCTGCTCCTGCCGCAACCGCTCCCGATATACCTCTTGCAGTATCTACTCCTATTTGTAATAACGTTGCCGCTTTTTCTTTTTTAAGTTGGTCGTTTTCTATTTTAGTTTTTCTTTTATTATATTGGTCTTCTGTAATTAAACCTCTTGCTAATTTTTTATCTAATTCTTTTATTTCTTTTTGAGCAGAAGTTGCAGAAATAGATACTAAAGAATTAGCTACACTTAAAGCGGCGTCTATAGTTTTTTGATTTCTTTCTTTTTGTTTTTGTTGTGCTTCATCTTCGTATTTATCTTCTAAAGCTTGCTTATCTCTAGCCATACGTTCTCTTAAAGCTTTTCTTTCTTCTTCTCCTAACTCTTCCTGCTCTAATATTTTACGATACTTTTCTTCAATAGCAAAAAACTCTTTAGCAAAGGCGGATAGTTGGTCTTCGTTTGCTAATTTTAAAGCGTCTTCGTTTATCTTTCTAACTTTATCTGCTTGTTTCTTTTCTGCGTCAGTTACCTTTTTATTATAGTCGTCAATCATTTGTTGCTTTTTCTTTTTGTAGAAGTCTAATAATTTCTGTTCGTCTTCTGAATAAGCTCCCTGATTTCTTAAATCATTTTCTCTGTTTTCTTGTAGTATTTTTAAATTTCTTTTTTGTGCCTTTAGATTCTCTCTATATCCTGCTATGTCACTTCTAATTTGATTTTTTCGAGCTTCGCTACTAGCTTTTCCTAATTGTGAATATAACTTGCTTAAAGTGTTTTCTTGATTCTTAATTATTTTTTTAGTATCCTTAATATCGTCGTCAAACTCTGTTTTTCTTTTCTTCTTACCTCTTTCTCTAATTTCATTTATATTTTTATAAAACTCTTCTTCTATATTTTGCAAATTCTCGTTATGGATTTGCTCGTCGGTTTTTTGTAGTTTACCGCCGTATTTATCTAAAGCGGCTATCATTTGCTCTACGCTTTTTACTTCTTTTTTGATTGCTTTAGTAGACCTTTTAGACAAGTCCGCTTGTTCTCTTTTAAGTGAGTTTACGTTAGTAAGTTGTTCTGACCTTTGACCCGTTATTCTTTGGTCTAACTCTGCTAACATTGTTTCAGTTGCTAATAATTCTTTTTTTAGTTCTAAATTATTCTTATCCGCTTTTAATAGATTCCTTTTTATTTGAATCATCTCCTCTATCTGAGCTTTTTCTGTAGCGTGTTGTTGGTCTAGTACCGCCGCTATTTGATTATTAGCGTTGATTCTTTCTTCCATTGTCAAAGCTTCATTATCCCTTACTTGTCTTAGTTTTTCTATTTGAGTTTCATATTGGAGTTTAATTTTCTCCATTCCCGCTTCCATTAACTCAAATTCGTTTCTCTGTCTTTGTAAAGATTTTGTCGCTCCGTCTGCTTCTCCAGATAAGTTTAACATACCAAAAGTTAATTTATCTATAACCTTTAAAGCCTCAAACATTATATCTACTAGAATATTAATAACCTTAGATAACGTATCCATTATTCTAGCTACTAAATCTTGTATTTTTTGATTTTTCATTAAGACTTCCGTAAACTTTGCAACTAAGGCTATAATTAAACCTATACCCATAGCTTTCATAGCTACTCCCATAGCTTTAAATCCCTTAGAAGATACTTTGGTAGACTTACCTACGTCTTTTAAACCTTTAGAGGTTTTAGCTAAGCCTTTTTCTGCTCCTTTTGTATCTGCTACTATTTTAAACTTCTTTACTTCCGCCATAATCTCTTAAATTGTTTTATTGTTTTATTATAATCATTAGTTAATTCATTTTGTCCGTATACAAAATTCCATTCTTTGCCGTAAAATTCTTTCTGCGTTACGTTTCCTAGTACCGATATAATATAAAAACCTGATAATTTTATTTTATTTTCTAGTTCCATAATAAATAGTCTACGTTTTGATGTAAAATTGTATCTCCATTTTGAAATATTGCGTATTCAGAAAAGTCTGTACCCGTTAACATTATAGGCATACTAGTTATTTCCATTTCTACTACCCAAAAAACCTTATCAGTACCTCCTCCCGTTATTGTAGGACTCCATTTTTTACCTACAAAGTTACCCATGTTAATCGTAGGAGAGTAAAATTGCGTATCTTTAATTTGTTTAAGTAAAGCTCCCCCCGTTGTTCCTACAAAATCGTTTGTTTCTCCTCTAAAAGTTAAAATTAAATCATACTCAAAGTAGCCAACTCTACCTACTTGTGTACCTGCTCCGTGAGTTACTCTTCCGTATAACTTCATCAATGCGTAATTAAAGTTATTATTCATAAGATATATAATATCATCTGTAATTCCTTTAAAACTTAAAGTTTGAGCGGTACTATTGTCAAAAGTTTTACATTCTCCATAGTATTTTAAAGACTTTCCTTTTCCGTATGAAGTTTCTATAGCAAAATTATTTTGTATAGTAGGCATTAAAGCAGGAACAAAAATAGTATCTCCTCCTCCTAAGTTTGTATCGTCTTCGGCTACCCCTGGGTCTGTAGTTAAGCCTACTTGGTCGGTAATTTGAGTAGTTTGAGAATAACAATTACCTACTCCCGTAGTAGCGTTAGTTTGTATAAAAGTCCAATCGGGATTCACTTCTTCGCAACATGCGTTAGTAATAGTTGTACTTGCTCCCGTTTCTGCGTCTACCCAAGTCATTAAACCCGACGCCGTAAAAGAGCCTATAGCTCCGCAATCATTAGTCAACTTTTCTAATACTTTTAGTAGTTTAACTTTTGTAGATTTGTTTTGTCCTACGGCGTATTTTTCTATACTAATAATTCTCCATAAAGTATTTTTTATATAGTAAGTATTTTGAAAACCACTACCCGCAAACTCTCTTATATCCGCAGGAGAAAGGTTTAAATAACATTCCATAATTCGAGCTTCATCTGAATATATTTCGTTTATATATTGACTCCAATACTCATTAAAATATCCTTTTTCGCTATATGTTTCTCCAAAGAAATTAAATGTAAAACCCGTATTAAAATTAGGACTATAATACGTCCAATTAAATATCTTAGTAGTAGCCGTTACTCCCGTACTTAAATTATCTAAATTGTATTGTAAACATAAAGGAAATTTATTTACTGAGCCATTATTATCGTCTGAGGGATAAGCGTTTAAAGTTTGTTGATATTGACTACTATATATATGAAAACTATAGTTATTATTAGTATTTAAGTTTGACCCCTGAACGTTTATAGGAGTTCCGCTATAGTAAAATATTTTAGGTTTTAAGTCTGCTAAAACGCTACCCTCTTGACCCTCTTCTGCTCCAAATAAATAAGCTAAGGCTACGTCTGAACTAGGCAAAGCTCCGTTTATACCTCCATTATACCAATGACCTATACCCTGAGCAATAAAAGGAGAAAATATACTAAAATTCTTAAAATCTTTTTTTGCAAAATCTGATAGTTGAATATTCTCGTATTGTCCGTAAATTGTATCGTATAGTTTATTATATCTTTGATTTAAAATATCTTTATCTAACAAATCATTAAACTTTAAATTTTTAGCTTGTAATTCATTAGTAGACTTTATTACCTGCTCTTTAGATACGTCTAATTTGTCCGTCCAATACTGAGTACTTCCTCCGTCTATAAAGTCTTGATATGGCTCTATAATTAATTTTTTATCGTCGTCAGGGTCAGTTTGTATAATTAAGTTAAATCTATTTATTAAATCTTTTACGAAATCAGATTGTAAAACATCAGGCATATTGTAATACATAGATACAAGACCATTCTCTCCTCCATTCATTAAAGTATTCTCCGCTCCCTGAATACTCTCTATTTTTAAAGCCGTTATATTTGGAGTAAAAGTATCGCTAGTAATAGACCCTCCCGCAGTTCCCTCTGCTTCAAAATGTATAAAAAGCTCATACGCATTTCCTGGAGAACATTCTAAATCTACTATCCATTCCGTCGTACTTGTTCCCGTTGGAATTACCCATAATTCCGATATATCTCCTGCAAATGAATTAAAAGGAGAGGGAATCCACCACATAGTTAAAACGCCCTGAGTTATAGTTGCTCCTCCCGTAGTAGTTGTAGGAGTTGTAATATCTGCCGTAACCTTTACGGGGAAAGTTCCCTGACTTAATACTACATCACCTCCGTCAAAATCTTGCGGAAAAGTAATTCTAGGTCTTGACGGAACAGAGCCTATATTATCAGGGAGAGAATAAGTAGCGACGTCAAAAAGTCCGTTAGGGTCAAATGTTTCAGAAAAACTACTTAAATTTTGATAACAAGCCGCATTAAAATTACTATAAGGAGTTAAAGAGGGATAATTAGAAACCCATTCAGTAGGTAAGGCAGAAGTAGAAAAGTTGTTTAAGTTTGCTAAGAATCCTATAAACGGCTCTTCACTTCCTGAAACTGAGCCAAATATAGTTTGTACTCTAGGAAATTGATTAGCTAAAGTCATAAACAATCTACTAAATAAACTAGTATCGCTTTGAGTATCTCCGTCTAACCCTAGAAATGTACTTTTAATTGAGTATCCCGCTTTCTGAGCAATTATTAATAGTAATCTTTGTAAACGTATTGCGGGTTTTAAATCCCCAGTTCTAACCGCTCCATAATAACCTAAAGAGTCTTCTTGTGCGTTAGATAAATCATCAGGAGTCCAAAACATAGCACTTGAATACGGGTTTTGTGTATGTCCGTAATCTATGACGGGGTACATTACGTCTTTATCGTTTCCTCCTCCTGCTAATACTAAACCCGTACCACTTGCTCCATTATCCCAACTTTTAACTACGTTTTTAGCGGTTAAAAAATGAGCCATTTGTCCGTCAATTACTTGTACGTCAGGGTTACTAGTAGAGGTAGTCATAAAAGCGTCTTTTAACTTTTTAGACTTTATGTCTGTAAAGAAGTCTGCCGTTTCTCCAAATAAAGCAATTTCGTAAACTCTAGCGTTTAAATAAATAGATTTTAGTTGTATAAATCCTTTTAATTGTGGAATACTATCAACGTATAAAATAGCATTAAATTTTTTCTTAGTGTTATATATTAAGCTACTTAGATTAACTTCAAAAAAGTTTTCAAAGAATTGATTATTGTTATTTGTAAAAGGTAGCTTTATAGTTTGACTAAAACTAGCTTTCCTTTTATCAGGCTCTTTTAAATTTATCCAATTATAGTTCGCTACAACATTAGGAGATTTAGTTAAATCTAACTCAAATTGCGTTAAATCATACGTTCCCGCCGTATTGTCTGCTCTACGATATGCAACTAATCTAATATCCATTTAACTATTAGTATTTATTTTATTAGCGTGTTCTAAATTAATTATATATTGTAATTTAACTTTATTATTTACGCTTGTCTTTTTTATATAAGATTTATCTTTTATTACTACGGGCATTATAGTAAAATCGTCGTTTACTATATGTACGTTAGTAGAAGTAAATAACTCTTCTAACCAAGCCGACTCTTCTTCATTTAAAAAGTCTGAATTTACTATAGTAGTTTTAAAAGCTTCGGTATATATAGTTTTCTTTCCTCTATCCCAATTATCATAATTATAAGTAGCGTTATCCCAAGTTCCAGGTACTCTCTCCATTTGAGAAGAAGTAAAGTCTACTTTTTCTTGAGATTTACCTCTAAAGTTCATATAGTCCCAACAACCTAACCTATTACGCCAAGCTAACCTTACATTATCGTATCTTGTGCAACTTTGATGTCTGTCGTCGGGAGTATCGCTACCACTTATAGTTTGTCCGTATCTATAAAAACAATAAGAATTAGTCTTAACGTTCCCTGCGTCGTCCGCTCCGTATACTTTATAATACGCCCAACCATTATTAGTAGCGTCGCTAGGTTTAGCGTCTGCATTTGTGGTTTGAGTTTCTAGGTTTTTAGTACCGCAACCAAAATATAATAAATGATTTTTAACGTCGTCTGCGGTTGATATTCCTCCTTTCGCTAATTCATTTTTAAAAAAATGAGTATCAATAACCCCTCCGCTTGAATTATAATAAACTACATACATTCTTCCTATAGGAACTCCGTCAGTAACTAAATTTCCCTCCTGCACAAAACCTAAAGTTAATAAGTCTTTATTATCCGCACTTGTACTAGACCCTCTTACAAATTGTTTATACGGAGAATTAGTTAAAAACTTTCTTGTATTGTCAGTAGGTAAATAATTATTTAAAGGATAGTTAGCTCCGTCTATGTCTAACCCTCCCTCATTTGTATCGGTTTGCGTAAATGGAGTCCCTGCAACTATACTGACGTAAGTATAGTTAGCTTTATCAAGAGTTTCTGTAGGAGCGGTAGTAGCACTTGTAGCAGTTTCGTAACCCGCTTTTATAGTTACTTTTGCTAATTGACTAGTATTTGAAGAATAAGGTTTTGTAGTAGTCTTGCAACCTATAGCGTGTATAGAGCCTTTTATACCCGTTTGTATAGTAAAAGTTCCTGACGGGTCTTCTAATTGTGCGTTTTCTTGTGTTTCTAAAAAAGACCTAACTATTTTATGTACGTCTATTATAGCTACTCCTGCTTTATTTTTATGTATTTTTAATTTTACCTTTTCTACGTCATTAATAAAAACCTGAGCTATATATCTAAATTTATCTGCTCCCGTTATTGCTCCCGCAGATTCTTTTAATACAAATATTTGAGGGTTATTATCTCCCGCTACTTGATTAGGTTGTTGTTCTATTGTGTAAGTTGTCGCCATTTTATTATAATTTACTTATATCTCCTTTTATGTCTGCTATTATTGTATCCATTTTTTTAATACATTCGTCTACTTCATCTGCGTAAGCTTTAGTCACTTGTTTAGTCATTTTATTATACATAGCTTCTAAAGGTTTTGTAAAAAACAAAGTCCTTTCTAAACCTCTTCTTTTTATACTATAACCCATAGCAAAGGCTAAACTTGTAGGAGTCATATTTTCTGCTAAAGGTATTCCTTTATATCTTATCCAACTTTCTAAAGCTTCTACTAGTTTGCCTTTAGGATTGTCGTATTTAAAACTATAAGGACTATTCCCCCCTCTAGCTCTTCCGCTACCCGTATATCCTCCTACTCCTTTTACTCCCTCGTCTATATATTTCCAATAGCTAGACGCTTGACCAAATCCAAATCTTAATTCCATTCCCTGATTATTTTTTACTGGAACAAATTTATAATGATATGAGTCTATAAGAGTTCCTGACATTTTTTTATTCTTAGACGCTAATATCTTCTTTCCTTTTAGTACCATACTTTGACCAAAATTGTCAAAAGCTTTCATGGTCTTTTTAGCTTTTATCTTAGTGAATCTGCCGCTTTTAGGATTTCTTAACTTTATATCCATTATTCAGAATCTTTATCGCTAGGCTCTATAGGAGCTTCGCAAAGGTTGTTAGTATTATTTACTTGTAGATTTACATTAGAAGTCCAACCCGTAAGAATATTAGCAAATCTTGCAGTTATAGGCTCTATAGTTAAAGGTAATTCTAATACTACTTCGTTCTCAAAGTAACTAAACTTTTTTCCACTATCTCCCCCTGATGTTTGTAAGGCTAAATTTTGTTTTATTTCTGCCGTTATATCTTGCATTATTTGCAAAGTATCTGACCATACTTGCTCTCTATTTGATAAATCTTCTTTTAATAAGGTTAATACAAATACATTAAAGCTATAAGTTAATACGCCTTTATCTAATGTGCTAGGAGCAGGCTCTAAATATAGTATAGGGAAGTCTGTTTCATTCATCTTGTCTATATCTACTTCATCTAAGAATCCATTATGGAAAGAATTTATTAAATAATGATTTGTCGCTATATCATTAAAGTCGTCTACTATGTTTTTATATGTAATCATTTTAATATTTATTTCTTTGTTCTACGTCCATATCTTGCTTATAACACATATACGTCAATACAACGTATAATTCTAGTTTAGTAATAAGTTCTGTATTAAGTATATTGTCGTTACTTAATAAAAATATTACGTTATACCAACCCCATTTCGTAGAGAGCTTTTTAGTCTTGCTATCTTCTTCTCCACTTTCCGAGTCGAATATTTGAGCAAAGCGAGCTTTAGTTGATTCCCTAAACGAAAAAAAAAACTCAGAGCGGATACTGATTCTATTATAGGAAAGTCCTTAAAAACGTCCTGCTTAAATTCGTCAGGCTTATACTCTTCTATACTATATCTCTCTCCTCTCTCTTTTATGATAGGTCTATATAAAACACTCATTATTTTATGTAGATTCTCATAAGGCTTTTTACAATATTCTTCTATGTCTACAAATTCCCCCAGACTTATAGAGCTTAGATTTGGTATAAATCCGTACTTAACTCCGTTAAAGTCTACTTTCTTTATTAATGTTTTATCGTCAAACTTACTATCCATAAGTTTAGTAAGCTTGTTAGATAAATACTTTAAATCCTTATACTTAAACCTTACTAATTGCTCAGGTTTTAGCTTTGTCATAGCACAGATAAAATCTATTGCTTTCTCCTCTTCATTATTGTACTCGGTTTTATCTATTGTATTAAAATCCTGATACATACTTATTGATATATCTTTCCAATCAGTAGGAATTTTAATCTCTATTTCTTCGTACTTCATTTTATATAAATATAGTTTTTACGTTTTTGTTCATAATATATAATACTTGCCCGTATAGTTCGTTACAAGTTTGTTTAAAGCAACGTAACGACAAGCGTCTAATAAGTGGTCTAGTTGATTTGAAGCAGGTTTATTTATGATATGCCCGTTTTTATCTACTAACCATTTATAATACTTTATTTCATTAATTAAATTTGTACTAGACTTAGTTATATTTAATCTATATCTTCTTAGAACGTCTATACCCATATTTATAGAATCCGCTCCTTTCTTTGCTCCTTTAACATTAAAGCCTAATCTATGTATCTCTTCTATTGACTTCGGCTCTGCGGAGTCTGCTATAATTTCTATTTGTCTTGTTATATTTAACTCTCTCAATTTTTGAGCTATATCTTGATTTGTCAATCCTTTGCTATATAACAATTCATTTAAGTATAAGTCGTCATTTTGTTTATATACTTCTACTAAAGCGGTCGGGTCGTTAGTAAAGCCAAAATCCATTCCTAAGGCGATTCTTTCGGCTTGTTCAGGTATTTTATTACATAAGTGAAATTGCCTAAATATAGTTTCTGTAGGTTGAGCCATATCCCCAAGTCCGTATATCTTCCAATAGTTGCTATCTAATTGCCTTAGCCTTTCTATTTCTTTTATAGTATCTTCTGATAAAAAAGGATTGTCTAAGTATGTAGACTTTATAAAAGTACAATCGTCCCTATTCATTACATTATCGTAAATCCAACTATAAGGGTCTGACGGGTTAAAGTCTAAATATATGTTTTCTGTAGTTCTTAATGTGAGTTGTATCCAATCCTCCATAGTAAACTCATTTGCTTCGTTTAGCCATAGTACATTCCTTTTTCTACCTCGTATTTTCTGACTCATATCTATTGATATAAACTCTATAAGGTTGTTATTAAGTCTATATGTTAATTCGCTTTTATTGTGTTTGTCAGGATTGTATAGATTTAAGTCTTCTAGTATTCCCAGAAAATCTCTATAGGCGGTACCCTTTAAAGCAGGAAGAGTCTTTCTACAAATACTATATACTTTACCCTTTTCTTGTAAAGCCTTTAATATAACTAATTGAGCTAAGCTATAAGTCTTACTACTTCTTGTCCCGCCCTGATTAACTACTATTCTAGTATTTGCTTTAAGATTCTTCTGTAGAACTATTGTTCCCTTTAGATTCAATGATTTCAATTTCAATCTTTTTTATATCTTCTTCGTTAGACGTTAAGTTTATGTTTTGCTTTTGTATATAACCTCGCTTATGTCCTTTGTGTTGTAAGTAGAATATTATACTTTTCTCTTTTTCGTTTTGTATATTCTTAAATAATTGGCTTTCAACAAAGTCTAGTTTAAGGTTGTCTATTTCATCTACCTTTTGTCTAAACTCTTCGTCTTCGTGATACCATTTATAAAAACTACTTCTGCTTACTCCGCACTTATTACAAGCGGTTGATACTATACCTAAGCTACTTTCTAAAGCTTGTATTAGCGTTTCTTTCTTTAGGTTGCGTTCTTTTTTGCCCATTTTATTAAATTTATTTTATAGTTACTTTATATCCTCTTTCTTTTAATTCTCTATGTATTTCTACGGCTCTACTTATATCATCTTCTTTTATTTCTACTAATATTTCTTTTGGCTCTTCTTCTATTTTATCTATGTTAAATCCTAATTCTATTTCTTTAAATCCCCAATCCTTTAAATCTTGTACTTCAAAATTAGCTAGTAAATTCATATCCCATTTACCCTGATTCTTATTTAGCCTTATATTTAATTCTTTCTCCGCCTGCTTCGATAAGTCTAATCTTACTACATAAGCAAACTCTCTTCCGTATTCTTTCATAATTCGACAACGTTGATGACCCCCGATTATAGTATTGTCGTTATTTATTATGAGAGGGTCTACTACTCCAAAGCGAGATATAGACTCTTTTAGGTCTTCATATTGTTTTTTTGTCATTTGCCGAGGGTTATAATCTGCAAATTTAAGCTCTGATATTTTTACTTTTTCTATTTTCATGAGTATTTACAATTATGTTTAACTAAATTTTGTTCTTTAAGTTGATTATTAAATTCTTTATTCATTTCTGCTTTTATATGACAACTTCTACATAAGGCTATTAGGTTTTCTATTTGATTCTTATGTCCTCTAGGGTCACCTCCGATTCCTCTTCCGACTAAATGATGAATGTCGACCGCAGTAGTTCCGCAATGTTCGCAGGGTATAAAGTCTTCTATATCGTACCCGTGATGTTTCATATATATTTTAACGTGCTTTTTCATATATACCCATATAAAATTATTATTTTTTCTTTAGTTAATTTTTTAAACTTTACAAGACTTTTCATATACTTTTTTTAAGTTACTTATTATTTTAGCGTTGCATGGCGTACAACTTTTCCAGATAGGTTTATTACCAAATACTCTTTTATACAATTCATCTAATATAACTTTTTGCTCAGTAGTTACTCTTTTATGTTTTTCTACTAAAGGCATTACCTCGTCATATATTTTTATCTCATCTTCTGTAAATTGTCTTATATTCTTAAAATATGGAAACATAGCGTTTAAAGCGTTTTTACGCTCTTCGCAACCGCAATCGTCACCTAATACCTTTTTAGCTAGTTTGTCTATCTTAGTAGCTTTAAAAGCTTTTTCTAGGCTATCTCCTAGTCCTTTACTCTTCTTTGTCATAATTTTATAAATTTATATATTATATAACTTATTATTGGCGTACTCATCATTATAGTAAATATGTTTATATGCGGCTCTCCACAAAAACCTAAAAAGTGTTTTATAAATTCAATCATCTTTTAAACCTTTTAAATAATTCTTAATAAATCTTATTGACTTTCCTAATGTACTTCTATTTATTTTTGTCGCCCTGCTCATACTATTAAGGCTAAAACCCTCTCTAAAATATATTTTAAATACTTCTACGTCAAACCAAGCTAAACCTTTTAACTTTTCTTCAATCCATTGTAACCTCTCTTCGTTTAATTCTAGTTCTTTTATTCTTTCTTTAGATGAAACCTCTTTACTATAAATATTAATTCCGTCCATATTGTTCATTAACTCGTTATATTTCTTATACTTATAATAGTAAGGACTTGTCTTAGAGTGATATTGATTAATTAAAATTCTAATAAAATAAAACGTTAATTTTTTTTGTTCTATAATCTTTATAATCTTTTTTTTATCTGCATTATATAAAGCTTCTATACTTTCATGTAATAAATCGTAATAGTCAGGAAATCTATTACTAGTAATTCTCTTACTAATTTCTAATAACTTATCATAAGTATTTTCTATATAATTATTTAATTGTTCCAAAGAGTCATTAATTTGGTCGCTCCCAAGTAATCTAATTCTTTATATTCATATTCTCCTAACGGACTTATTTCTAATTCTACTACCCTAGGCTCAAAGTAGTCGTATATAGCTTCAAATTTATTACTTATATACTCATCTATGTCGGGTATTTGTTGAGTTTCTTTATGTATAAATATCTCGTTTGTATGCCCGTGACTTACTTCAAATAAAAAATATTTAAAATGTTCATCTTTTCTTCTTATGTTTTTTGGTGCTTCGTGTTTTTTTCTCATATCGTTTTTATATATTCTGTAAATACTTCTGCAAAATC